CTTGCCCTCCCTGCGGCTGCCGTCCTTCTCCCTGCCGAACGAGCCGGTCGCCTCATAGTATTTGTGCCAGAAGTACCGCTTCATCTTCTCCGTCACAACGATTTCGCCGCCCTCGTTGTGAATGGCTGCGTAGGGTTCTTCGGTGAAGAAGGTAATGCTGTTCTCCGTTGTCCGGCTCTGTATGCTCCTGCGGAGCCGTCCTGTATTGATCAGTATATGGCCGCCCGGGCGCATGGGGCTCTTGCGACGCTGCCATGCCTCGCCAAAGAAGGACTGACGCTCGAAGTTCTGGTCGAACTCGTCCGTCATCTCCACGCGGATGTCATTAAGGATTCTTCCTAAAATACGACGGGTCTCTGGTTTCATCTTCTATAAACAGCTCAGGGAACAAAAAGCCCTCTGCTGAAAGCTCCGAGCTGTCCTCGATTCCGGGACTGCCCGATGCCTTCAGCAGATTGTAGAAGGTGCGCTCGCTGATGCCGTACTTGGGGTAGACATAACGCTTCCATATCTCGCGGTTCGGAAGACCGGTCTTTACGTAAGTGTCATATATATGGTTGATGTCGGCAACGCGTTTGGCATAACTCTTTCCTTTCCTTTTGTTCACCGCTGTGGGATTTGTTAGGGTTGTTGACTGTTTCTGTACGGGCGGATGTCGAGGCTCATCTTGCAACTCACCAGCACCCTGCCGCTTCCCCCACACTGGGTACACCGGACGCGTGTCAGTGTCCCGTCTATGCTTGCCTTCTGGAAGCCCGTGCCGTGGCATTGACGGCACAGGGCTACCTTGGGCGATTTCGATACTTCCCTGATCATACGCCGGTCTCCTCCTTCTTGGGTTCTACATAGAATGCCTCGTCCTGCACTACTTGGATACCGCATACGGACATAGCCTCTCGCATCGTAACCGTGCGGGTGTCGCCTGTCGGAGTGTCATAGACGGCAATTTCCTCAAGGTCACGGTCGGCCAGCAGCCTATCTTTTGCAATATCCTCTGTCTGACGGATGTAGTTGAACGGTAGGAACTTCTTCGCCAGCTGCAACGCGCTTGCCCAGGTAAAGCCTTTCAGCGTCTTCAGCTTCGGTGTTCCAGTACGGAAACCGATGGTACCGTGAGCCATGTCGAGGCTCTTCTTCTTGGCAAAGAGCTCGGCTTGGTTCTCCGTGGCAAAAGCCTGCAGGGTATCGAAAGCCTTGTCCCTCTCCCCGGTGAGGATCGCCAGCTTGTCTGCATACTTCTCACGGATCTTGGCACACTGCAGCTCGATGTCCGCATTGATTTTCTGTACCTGTGCATCGCTTTTAGCGTAGGTTGCAAACGCTTCATCGGCGGCTTCTCTGCTCACGCCTGTGATGATTACTTTCTTTTTTCTTGTTGCCATTGTCTTTTCTTTTTATAGGTTGATAAAACTAATCTTCTATGTCGGGCGACCAGTTCAGTTGCTGGCGTTCCTCCTCTATTTCAAAAGAGAGCTGCTCAAGGCAGTTGTCATACTCTGTCTCACTCAAACCCTCTGTGAGTTCCTTGATGTGCTCCATCGTACGCTTTACAAATTCTCTTGATGTCATGTTCATTAACTTTCTGCTATATTACCCATCGGGACATAAACAAATGAGGTCGTATTCCTGTGTTCATCTCGTGATGGCTTCGGTTTCAGTCCGCCTTTGCGCATAATGCTGCGCAGCTTCGTCTGCAGGGAGTCCAACTCTTCCAATGTCAGCCGGGCAAATTCCTTTCCGGCAATCCTCGGGTGGCGACAGAAGTCATTGATGCGTTGCCAGTCGGTCGTATCAATGCCGGCTTGTTGCATCAGCTTCAGGCATACGCTGCGCGCCTTCTTCACTTGCACTTTCCAGCCCGTCAACTCCTCCATCGATGCGCACAGCTCGTCATACTCCTCTGAGGTCATCTCGCGCAGGCTGGTTGTCCGCCCACAGGTGGTACAATACACCAGCGTCTCCTTGTCCGCACCAGGCAGTTTCTTCAGCAAACCATAGAAACGCGCGTAGTTCCGTTCCGCTCCCATAACTTTTCCTCCTTCCAGTCTTTGTAATTCTGCCGAGCGTGGGCCACTGCTTCGGGCAAAGTTCCCTTGATGTCGTCAACACCAAATAGGGGTACACCATTCACGCAGGCAAACAGTTCGCCATTGAATTCCATTACCTGCACAGCCTTGCGTGCCTCTGCATCAAGCTCAGCCTGACGCGCCGCCTCGATACGGTCCGCACGCTGCTCGTGCCACATTTGGATACGCTTCTTGATTTCATCTAAAAAATTTTTCATTGCATTTATATCTTTAAGTTATACGTTGTCCGAGGCCTTCCACTCTATCGTGACCACGGCATCCACGGTCTTCCTGCCCAGACAGATCGGGCACGGGACCTTTTCGCTCTCTCCGCAAGTGTCAGATCCCCAGAAGTAGCCGTTGCCGTGGCAGTATCCGCAGGCGTGCCCCCTGCTCACCAGGCGTTCGGAGGCTGATTTGATCCTCGGCGGAACGAGTTCTACCATTCTGTTGATTTTGCTCATTGTCTTTCTTGTTTTGACAGTCTTATTCTTTCGGGCAGTACCACGGTATAGTTGCAATACCGGCAGACCGTCCTTCCGTTCTCACGGGATAGGGGTTGTTGCCCATCCCCTCTATCTCTTTGCCGCAGATGCAGCATTTTTCTTTCTCCTCCATATCACAGATTGTTACTTGTTTTCAATATACCTTCTTTCCAGACTACATAATGGTTGCCGGCTTCGCCGATGCTTCGTCCCAGGCAGTAGGCCTTGTAGCCCATCACACGTATCTTCATGTCGCAGATATATTTCAGTCGGCGTGCAGGTTTGCCGGTTGGTTCGCTTTTGTCTTCCTGACTGATGAAGATGAAGCACTTGCGATTGAATCGTTTCATTAAGGCTACAGCCGACGGGTAAGTCCATTTGTAATCGTCGCAGGCCACTTGGAAAGAATCGATGATGATGAACTTTGGCGACTTGGGCTTGGCAAGGCGCGTGGCAAGCTCGTCTATCGATTCGTCGATCACTACTCGGAAACGTCCCTGCACTTCGTTCATCTTCAGATAACTCATTCGGCGTTGGAAACTCTGGTTCACTCGCTCCTCGTAACTCACATAGAGCACCGGGCCGTACTTACAGAGCTCTTTTCCTAATTGCATCACAAACGAACTCTTGCCCTGTGCGCTGGCTCCGCTGATGAACCACGAAGCATTCTCGGCAGGCGAACCGAACGGACCGCTCCATCGATCGCCCCAGGGCAGCGTTACCCACTTCTTTGCTGCAATGTCCTTCGGACTGTATGCGCGCTTTGCCATAACTACTTTTTCAAAACCTCTATTAAGTAATCGGCAGCCACACGAGATAACCATGCCACACTTCGGAATACATCTGCAGCAGTATTATCACCCTCTAATTTTGTCTGTTGGCAGGTTTGAACATAAAGGTCTTTAGCTATCTCATACCTGCGCTGCTCCCAGTCTATCTTGTGTTTATTGGAGTTCTGTACATCCTGTTCCAGACTTTCCATTAGACACTTTTCTTCTTTCTTTGTCATCATGATTACTACTCTTCCGTTTTAATTGACTCTACTTTGTACTTCAAAAAGCCGCGAATGATATGTGGGTAATGGTGAATCGGGCAAGGCTTTCCTACCTCAACTATCCACAGTGGAATATAGGAATCTTTCCATATTTCATTTTGAAATGGACCGGCTTCCTCTACAAGACCAGCCTCATTTACTCGTAACCAAAGAAGATCTTGTCCTTTATCCTCAAGTGTTATCTTTGTCATCATATCATGCTCCTTTCTTCAGTTTTTCAATCTCTGTGTAAACTCTTCGCAGTCCGCCGCCGCTCTTACGCACGATTTGCCCGATGTCCATCCCCTCTGGGGCGTTCACCGTAGCCACCACGTGTGCCTGCTCCAGCAGGAATGCCTTGCGGTCTTCCGCCTGGTCGGGCGTTACTCGGCTGTACTTGCCACCATACCGTGAGAATATCTCGGCATAGCCCACTTTCTGATGTTCCACCATGCGGTCTATCTTGGCACGCAGCCCATCGGCTCCCATCATGTACCAACCACAGCACATTTCCGTGGCGTTCCACAGTGCTTTCAGTTCCAGAAAAGCCTCGTACTGCAAGTCCCCGGCTTCGTCCAGCACTACCAACGGACGCTCCATTGAGCGCAGGTAATACACAAGGTCCTCGTAGGTGTCCTGATACTTGCCGGTTATGCCCACGCCAAACTCCTTGGCTATCTTCTTCACCAGCGCGCGCTTGGTCTTTACCTGCGAGCAGTCCACATACACAGCATTGCGGTGTTCGTGTACATACCAGCGGGCCGTGTAAGTCTTGCCAATATTCGGCAGATCGCAGAGTATCACACTAAGGCTGCGCTCCTGGCATGCCTCCATCTGCAGGCTGATGTACTTGAAAGTCTCCGTCTGCGCTCCTTTCCACTCAATCGTCTCGCGGAGGTTCACGTCCAGCCTCCGGGCGATGTTCACCCAGTTGGCGTCGCTCAAGGCCTTTTCCGTCTGCCCTTTCTTCAAGCCGTTATACACGCTTGGAGAGATACCCAGTGCCGATGCGTGCTTCGCATCACTCGGATAGTTCTTGCGGTTGGCTGCTATCGCCTCCAGTATCCGCTGTTTTTGAGTCTCACTAATCATATTCTAATGGCATTTTAACGTTATTCTATATGTCTGCGACCGCTCTGTCCGACGCGCTTGGCAATGGCATTTTGGGCTCATATTTCAGAGGAGCGGGGGATTTCAGTTCCAGTACCTCCTGCTGTGCCTGTTGGCTCGGCTTCAGTATTCCCAGTCTGCCGATGGCGTTGTCCTCAACATATTTGTTGAACTTGGCTATCTTCTTCTGCTGTTCCACGAATGCAGCTTGGTCTTCTTCCGTCTGTTCGGCCATAACACGGCTGTAAGTATTCACTTTCTCCACGGTGTCGATGTATTTGCCTTTCTGATAAATAAACACCTCCTGTGGTGCGCCTTCATCATCGGGAAGATAACAGGCTGTTACCTTATAATTGTTCGGTTCCAGCCGTTCCAGTACGCTCGTGCTGCTCAGCCACCAGTCTTCGTGTGCCACCCTTACGGTCGAGTTCCTGCGAATGCTTGTTTCCACCCGCTCGCCGATATGGTAGGCAAGTGTTCTCGCGTCGTATGGCAGCAGGTTCGGGTTGATGTTTGCCTCCAGCACCTGCCAGCGCGTCATTCCCGGATACATCTTCTGGTTGGGGTGCAGCATGTTGTTCCACTCTTCATTGTCCTTGCGGTCATCGGCAACCAGCTGCTCCCAAGTAAAATATTCCTTGTCCTCGTAGAGTTCGTTGGTCTCGTCGCTGATTTTCTGATACTCCTGATGCCACTTGCCCTTGCCGTAGAAACGGCCGATTCCCTCGTGGTTCTTGTGTATCACGCTGCGCTTCTTCGCGCCGTTCAGAGGCTCGGCATATTTCTCCTGTGAGTTCAGAGGGGCGCAGAAGCGCACGAACTGGAATACGGTCTCGGCTTTCAGGAAGCCCTCCTTGTACTGGCTCATCAGGTGATTCTCCACCTCGATACCGGCAGGAATGCCCCAGCCGTTACGGGCTATCAGCCGGAACATGTCGCGGAAACAATCCACCACGAGCCGTTCGTCCTTCTTCCTCGCATAGCTTGCGCCAATCACGCACTGGCTCACCACATCGTAGGCATAGTAGGCGTGTACACGCTGCTTCGTATCCTTCAGCTTTCGTGTCAGGTCCACGTCGTCCATCGTAATCTGGCTCAGTGAGAAGTGGCCGCTATGGCGGTGCATATAAGGCATTTGCTCGTGCATGAAAGTACTCCAGCTTGACAGCGACTTCTCTATCAGCATCTTGGTTGCCGGCTCGTTCAGTATGTTGTTGATGGTGCTTTCGCTGAGATACTTCGGATCACCGTTTTTATCCGTGAAATCATCGGGGTTGAAGAGCTCTCCGGTCTTCGGGTCGTAAACATCAAGCTCACCGCAGACGAAGCTGATATACATCTCGTGTACGTTGCTGTTGTAAGGCTTGTTGGGCAGGACTGCCAAGCCACGGACCAGCTGTTTGGTCTTGCAATCCACTTTCCTTGCGCTCTGGTTGCCGAACTTCCCGCTGATCAAGCTGCCGTAACCGTTGCACTTGTAGTCGTTTACCTTCTTCCTGAAGCGCAGCGTACTGGCAGGCAGCGTGTGTCCCAGTTCCTCGCGCAGGGTTTCAATGGTCTTCGCCATCATGTCCCAGTTATACTTGCCGCCGAACAGGCGTTGGCTGTCCCGCGCGCGC